TAATATTACACATTGTCCTACAATGAAACTGACGTGAGAAGCAGTGGATTTGTGGGACTTTTGCATTTAAAATATTATGGAAAAACACTATTTAAAGAAGTTGGCAGAAAATGGATTTTCAGTAATTCCCTGCTCCGAAAATAAAGCGCCAATAGGCAGTTGGAAAAATGCACAGACAAAAGCAAGAACTCCTGAGGAAATAGAATCGTTGACAAGCCCTAAATTTGGACTTGTAACTGGATATAATAATCTTGAAGTAATTGATATTGATTGTAAAACTTTGTCAACTCTAAAAGAACAAAAAGATTTTTGGGATGAGTATTTAGGGTTTTTGACTGATAATATTGATGACTTTGAAAAGAAATTTGTTATTAAAAAAACTTTAAACAAAGGATATCACATTCTTTACCGTTGCAAAACGCTAAAAGGAAATACCAAGATTGCAAAATTAAAAGGAAGCGCCGAAGCATTGATTGAAAGCAGAGGAATTGGCGGATGGCTTAAAGATATGAATAAATATAGGGAAGGTTCAGATTTAGAATTTTGGCTATCCACTTGGAGCGGAAAATCTGTTAACCTCAATAGATTAACTCGTAAAGGTTCATTTGTTGAAAAACCGTTTATTCCTGTTCTCGGAGGTATACAACCGAGTATTTTTAATTCATTTTATACAGACGAAAACAAAGACAATGGCTTTATGGATAGGATGCTTTTGTCTTTTCCTGATTTAAAAATTGATTGCTATAATGAAAATGAAATATCCGAAGACCTTTTGCACTGGTATAAAGAAGCAATCATTATGTTTTACGATACTTTGAAAGGAATCATTAAACGTAATGAGGATGGAGAAATAACACCATTAACGGCTAAATTTTCTGAGGAGGCAAAAACTGAATGGGTGCGAATGTTTAACGAAACTACAATTATTCAGAATGATGAAAACGAAAACGAATATTTAAAATCAATGCTCCCAAAACAAAAGAGCTATATCCCTCGTTTTGCGTGCTTAATTCATACGTTTAATGAGTTCTTTACTGAAAGTGATAATACATTACTAATATCAAAAGAAAGTATCTTAAAAGCTGAAAAACTAAGTAAGTACTTTGTAGCAACTGCAAAAAAGATTAAAGTTAATTCTATTGAGGTTTCAAAACTTAAAACAACTATCACGGCTAATAAAGGTAAAAGCGAAAAAGAGAAACTTCACGAGATTTGGAAGGTTAATTCGAAATTTAATAAGGCTGAAACTGCTGAACTTTTAGGAATTTCCAGAGTATCAATTTATACTTGGATTAAAGAGTTTGAAAGTGTAAAGTAAATTAAAAAGTGTAAAGCAAAAAAAGCTAAAACTTTACACTTTTTTAACTGTAACTAATTGAAAATTAAATAATTAAAACAAATATGTAAAGTGTAAAGTGTAAAGTTGATATAATTAGTAAAATAAAATAAAAATAAAAAAAATAATATTTTATAAAAAAATTGCTTTACACTTTACACTTTTAGCTTTAAACCCTTATAAACATTGAAAAACTACTGTAAAGTAGACAATATTTTACTTTACACTTTACTTTACACTTTACACTAAAAACTATGGAATTAAGACAATATCAAATAGAAATAGCAGAAAAAGCACACGAAATATTACAACGTTTGAAAATCGTTTACTTGTGTTGCGAGGTCAGAACAGGTAAAACATTAATGGCTTTGGAAACTGCAAAACTATTCGGAGCAAAAAAAGTTTTATTTCTAACAAAGAAAAAAGCTATTAACTCAATTTTGAGCGATTACAATGATTTAAATTATCAGTATGAACTAACTGTTATAAATAACGAAAGTGTTCATTTAATCAAAGAAAAATACGATTTAATTATAAGTGACGAGCATCATAGAAATGGAGCATTTCCAAAGCCAAACAATGCAACTAAAATAATAAAAGAAAAGTTTTCACATTTGCCAATGATTTTTTTAAGTGGAACTCCAACACCTGAAAGTTACTCGCAAATTTATCATCAGTTTTGGTTGTCAAATTATACGCCATTTAAAGACTATATCAATTTTTATAAATGGGCTAAAGATTATGTTAATGTGAAAAAAAAGTATCTTGGTTATGCAGAAGTAAATGACTATTCAGATGCTTATCAAGAACGTATAAAAAAATTAACTCAAAAATATATGATTACTTTTACGCAAGAACAAGCTGGTTTTGAAACGAAAGTAAACGAAACTATTTTGGAAGTTGAAATGAAGCCTATAATTTATAATATTTCAAAAACATTAAAGAAAGATAAATTATTCAAAGGTTCTACCGATATGATTTTAGCTGATACAGGGGTTAAGCTTATGAGCAAATTACACCAACTTTATTCGGGTACTGTTATTTTAGAAAGTGGCAACGGAATAGTTTTAGATAATTCAAAATTAGTATTTATTGATAAAAAATTCAAAAACAATAAGATTGCAATATTTTATAAATTTCAAATGGAACTTGAAATGATAAAAGGATTTTACGGGGATGATGTTTGTTTTGATTTAGAAACATTTGATACAACCGATAAAAACATAGCGTTGCAAATTGTTTCGGGACGTGAGGGAATTAGTTTGAAAAATGCCGACTACTTAGTTTATTTAACACCCGATTTTTCCGCTACTTCTTATTGGCAATCACGAGATCGTTTAACTACAATGGACAGAAAAGAAAACAATGTATTTTGGATTTTTGCTAAAGGAGGTATTGAAAGTTATATTTATAAATCGATAATGGGTAAAAAAAATTACACTTTATCACAATTCAAAAAAGATTATGGCGTCAAGTTTTCAAAATAAAACGATTAAAAATTACGAGTCTAACGGATGGACAGTATTGAAAATTATTCGATTATCTGACAACGGTTACCCTGATGTTTTATGTATGAAGGAAAACGAAACCGATATTTGGATTGAATGTAAAGAGGGTAAAGACACCCTTAAAGAGTTGCAAAAATTACGAATAGATGAATTAAATAAATTAGGTAAAATTGCTTTTTGCCTTCACAACACTAAAGGGATTATTTACCCTGACAATCTAAATTTATAAATCACTCGAACAATTTAAACAAATAAAATTATGAAACTAACAAATCAAGCCCTCGATGCATTTGGGGATCAATGCAAGTATAATTATGAGGATTTTTTGGAACTGCCAGAATCCTGCCAAAACGCTCTTATAATCGAGTTCTTTGATTCGGTTGGGATAAGAATAGGAATTGACCCGTATTATGATATGCAGGGAACTTATAGAGCAAACATAGAACATCAAGGTTTTCAATCTATGTATAGAAATGTTGCTATTGGAATGGCAATCGAAAAAGCAAACATTATTTATAATGAAAACTAAATTCACAGAAATGATGGACTGGTTTAATGCCATTATCAACAAGTCAGAATCAGGTAGCGAAAGATATAAGGAATTAGTTTTGGAAAAGTATCGATATATTGCAAAGTGTTAAAATTATGTTAAAATAAATAAAAACGCTTGCATAATTAAATATTATTTGTATCTTTGAATATCAAAATAAAACAAATAGAAATTATGACACGTATCCAAAAATTAGAAAACAGATTAGAAAGACTTCAAGCGGTTAGAGAAAATTATACTGGAAGTCAAAAAATTGGTGGTAAAATTATTAGAAACCAAAAAGCTGGTAAATATTGCACGCTTTGTACAAAAATATCAAGAGAAATTAGAAACCTTCAAAACTAAAAATTATGGCAACTTCAATCAAAGAATTAGAAAAACAAGCAAAAAGAGAACAATTCGCAAAAGAATTTTCAAAAGTCTATAAACCAGTGGGAAGCACCACTACAATGAAAAAATACGATGGAACACCAAAAACGTAAACAAGGCTCAGGTTCAAAGGAAAATGTAGGCAGGCATAAAACGCCTTACGAAACTAAAACTCTTTATAAAAGAGGTGTTCCTGTTGATGTATACGACAAATGTTTGTCGTTAGTTGATGCTGAAATATTAAAATTTAAAAATAAATAATTATGAAAAAAGCAATTGCAATGAAATGCACTCAAGAACAATGGGATTCGATTAAGGATAGGATTCCGAAACAAATAAGAATTTTTATGCTTGGTAAATTCAATAAAAAAACTTATATAGTTCTTTTTGAGGACAAATCAATAACCAATGGGCTGACTTTTGACAGGAGTAGCACTGATGAAATCCACGAAACATTCAACGCTAAAATATTTTTAGATGCGTGTGGTATTGATTGCGATGTTTATGAGATTACGAAAGAACAAATCAATACGCTAAACAAAATAAGAAGCGCAGAAGTTGATAAATATTTAAATAAAAAGATAGTATAATAATATTTTTTGTACATTTACAATTCATAATTACTAATAATTTTTACCGCTTATGATTTTAGGGTTATAAGCTGTTTTTTAACTACAAATATGAAAATATCCGAAATAAAACCAAACCCGAATAATCCTCGTTTAATTAAAGATGATAAGTTTAAAAAACTTTGTCAATCGTTAAAAGACTTTCCAGAGATGCTCGAACTTCGACCTATTGTAGTCAATAAAGATATGATTATCTTAGGTGGAAATATGAGATACAAAGCAGCTAAAGAAATAGGATTAAAAGAAATACCAGTAACTATTGCAGACTTAACAGAAGATCAACAACGTGAATTTTTAATTAAAGACAATACAAGCGGTGGCGAGTGGGATTGGGAAGTGTTAGCGAATGAATGGAACAGCGAAGAGTTAGAAGCGTGGGGGTTGGATGTTCCATCGTTTGAAGTTGATGAAGTATTAGAAGCAAACGAAGACGATTTTAATGCAACACCGCCAGAAATACCTATAACTGTTTTAGGGGATTTATATGAGATTGGCGAACATAGATTGTTATGTGGAGATAGTACTTGTAGTGATACAGTTGCAAAGTTAATGAATGGCAATAAAGCGGATATGGTATTTACTGACCCACCTTATAATGTAAATGCACAATCAAGAAGTAAAAAAAGAGGATTAGACACAATTAAAAACGATAATATGTTTGAGGAAGACTTTATCGGATTTATGTATTTAGTTTTTAATAATTTATTTTTATTTTCAAAAGATGATTGTGCTTCTTATGTTTGGCATAATCATAAATGTCAATCAATTTTTGAAGAGCAGTTAATTGAAAACAACTATGAAATAAAAAGTCAAATTATTTGGGTAAAAGATATTCCAAGTTATTCAAATAATATATTTAGACAACAACACGAAATAGCTTTCTATTGTTCAAAAAAAGGGAATGATATATTATTAGAAGATGGAAAAGATAGTACGATTTGGAACATTCCAAGTGTGCAATCTGCAAAGTCTTTTGATGAATTTGGTCAGAGTTGGTTTAAAGGTGGAAGCGAAAATTTAAACTTGCACGTAACACAAAAGCCAATACAACTACCAACAAAAGCATTAAATTTTAATTCAAAAGCAAATGATTTAATACTTGATTTATTTTTAGGTTCAGGCTCAACAATGGTTGCATCACATCAACTTAAACGCAAATGCTACGGAATGGAATTAGACCCAAAATACTGCGATGTAATAGTAAAGCGAATGATAAAACTTGATGATACTTTAACCGTTAAAAGAAACGGAGTTGATGTAACTAATGAATGGAAATAATGGCATACGACCGCAAGAAAATATTTGAACAGGCAAAGGAAATGATAGTCAAACACAAGTTATTTTTTGTGGAGGATATTGTTTCTTTTTTGCCTTGTGCCAAACCTACATTTTATGATTTTTTCCCTCCCGAAAGTAACGAATTGAACGAACTAAAAGAATTACTTGAAACCAATAGGGTTTCTTTAAAAGTATCAATGCGTTCTAAATGGTACACCTCCAACGCTCCAGCATTACAAATGGCATTAATGAAATTGATTGCAACTCCTGAAGAACTTAAAAAACTATCAATGCAATTTATTGAAAGTGAAAATACCAACAAAAATATTATTCAATTAGGAAACGGAATAAATCCAAATGAAACTACTAACTAAACAAGAACACGCTGTATTTTATCTTAAAGATAAAACCACAAAAGAAGTTCTTTATGGAGGTGCTGCAGGAGGTGGCAAGTCCGCTTTAGGTGTGCTTTGGCTAATTGAGCAGTGTCAAACTTATCCTGGCACTCGTTGGCTTATGGGTCGTGCTAAACTAAAAACATTAAAAGAATCTACTTTAAACACTTTCTTTGATTTAGCGTCACAATTAAAAATATCAGACCAATTTTCATTTAACGGCCAAACAGGTTCTATATTTTGGAAAAATGGAAGTGAAATATTATTAAAAGACCTTTATTCATACCCAGCAGACCCTAACTTTGATAGTTTAGGATCGCTTGAAATTTCAGGGGCATTTATTGACGAATGCAACCAAATAAGTTATAAAGCGTGGCAAATTGTAAATTCAAGAATTCGCTACAAACTAAACGAATTTAATCTAATACCTAAAATTTTAGGCAGTTGTAACCCCGCTAAAAACTGGACTTATTCAAAATTTTATATTCCTAATTCAAATGGAACAATAAGCGAAACTAAAAAATTCATTCAATCTTTACCGACTGACAATCCAAATTTACCTGCTTCTTATTTAGAATCATTATTGGCATTAGACGAAAATAGTAAACAAAGGCTTTATTATGGTAATTGGGAATATGATAATGACCCAAGTAAATTAATTGATTATGATAAAATTAATAATTGCTTTTCGAATGATTTTGTAGAATCGGGGCAAATGTATATTAGTGCCGATATTGCTAGATATGGTAGTGATAAAAT